TAAGTGGGTATCCAATCTTACTTAATACCTCATTTAATCTTAGAGGTCAAACGATGGTATTAGATCCTGAAACTGCTATTAATACATTTTACGATTGTGAAATGGATTACTTAGTGCTTGGTAACTATTTCATTAGTAAGTAAGTTTTTAATTACACAATATTTATAAAAAAGATTTATGGCAAGTGTAGACATGAATTTTCCTTTATTTAAGGGAAAAACATTTAGTGATTTGTTGGGAGATATTTATGAAAACCAACAATCCAAAAAGAAAAACATTTCATCTCTAATTGAAGAAATGAGAAAATTGGTAACTAAACCAACGGATGTAATTACAATAGGACCAATCATTACGTCATTAATTGAAGCAAGTATTAGTAACGATGACCATTTAATTAAGATTGCAAACATAGCTCAAAAGTTAGTATTAGCAAACACTAAGAAAGCGGGTGATGAAGGTTGGTTAAGTGAAGATGATAAGAAACAACTATTGGATGAGTTAGATGCAACTGCTAAAGAAATCACACAATCTACGGGTGATAAGATTGAAGATTTAGAATTTGAAATTGATTTATTAAAAGAAACATTAGGAAATAAATAATGGCATCTATTTTTGGACAAACCTCAACCGGTGCAAGTAGACCATCAGCCGGACCATCCTCACAGACCGAATCTGCAAAACTTGGTATTGTTAATTTTGTATTTACCGAAATGGATGATTTAGTTGAAAAAACAACAGACATTGATAAAGGGTTTGAAGAATATGCAAATACATCAGATTACGAAGAAAAGGATGGTGCCTACTATGGTGCTATAAAATATAGATTACCCGAAAGTAGTGAAACTAAAGAAGAAAATCTACCAGTCGCATTTCCACTAAATAGATACAACTTTACTCTGCCGGTTAAAAATGAAACAGTTTATATTCAAACTATAAATGGTAAAAACTTTTATACACCAATCGCATTTCAAAATACAACAGGATTCAATACTAATATTAATATTTTACGTTCAACTATAAAATTAGCAGATGAATCAACTACTGGTGGTGGAACTGAAAACTATAAAGAAGTATCACAAACGGGTATTTCAAATAGTAATACACCAACCAATACTAAATCAAAAACAAATAAAGGATTTCAAGGAAAATATTATAAACGAAATCTTAAATTGCATCAACTAAAACCAAATGAAGGCGATACTATTATACAAGGTAAATCGGGTAATAGTATTAGGTTTAGTGGTTATATACATAACGATAGAAAGAATGGTAAACAACACCCTGCTATATTAATCCGTAATGGAGAAAATGCAGATTCTCAACAGAATAATAAAGTGTTTGGTACAACGGTTGAAGATATTAACAAAGATGGTACTTCAATTCAAATTACATCGGGTGAATATAGTACATTATATGATTCTACTACTATAAAGGTTAACAAAGAAGCAATTGCCAAATATCCATCTTCTGATGATTTAAAGGGTGACCAATTAGTTGTTAATAGCGGTAGATTAATTCTTTCATCAAAAACCGCAGAAACATTTTTGTTTAGTAAAAAAACTTTTAGTATCTTTACCGATGATGTTGTAACAATAGATGCGGAAAAAGGATTTAATCTTATTTCTCAAAATGCAAATATACAATTAGCAGCAAAAAATAGTAAGAATATTATACTATCAGTTTCCAATGGAAAAATATATGCGGGTAAAGATGGTGCTACCGAACAAATGTTACTTGGTAATACTTTAGTTGATTTACTAACACAATTAATAGATGCGATAAATGCAATGACAATAGCAACTCCGTCTGGTCCATCGGCACCAGGACCTATTGATAAATCTCCATTTAATTCAGTTAAAAATAATTTAAAAACTGCGTTATCTAAAACAAATTATTTAATATAATGTCTTGGTCTCAATTTAAAGATGAAGTAGGTGATAAAATGAAAACAGCAAGTTGGAAAACTTCTGATGATTTTGCCATTTTCTTTACTAAAAAATATGATGAGGCAATGAAGCGTGGTAAAGATGCAACGACTGGAAATCCTGTTTTAAAAGGAAATACCGAATTAATGCAGCAACTTATTATTAATGCAGGTAATGTGGGGTTGGTTGCAAAAACTCCTACATTTTATAATACATACTTAACATTATTAGGTGTAGCAGTAGTTGGATATTGGACGGGTGCAACTTTACAAAAAACAAACACACCTATTATACCAGCAATCGGTACAATATTAAATTTATCAGTAACCGATAATTTAGTTACTACTCCTGGTAAATTTGGTGATGGGTTTACACCACCTATAAAAGAAGTTGATATGTTTTTAGATGCATTCATTATGTTAGCTAAAATACATTTACAGACCGTTCAAGGGGTTTGTTATACATTATCACAATACATTCCTCCAATGCCAATTGGACCTGCTATTATCAATTGGAGTGTGTATATAGTGGACCCTGGTAAAGCTAACTCTAAAAAAGAAGCACCATTATTTGAATTTAATAATTCAGATTTTAAATTAACAAAAGAAGAAGAAGAAGGTGCTAAAGAAGAAATTAAACAAGCGGATGCAGTTATAGAAAAATATACAGCAGAGGCAGCATCTGAACAAAACAATAAATCAGAAGTTCCGTTAGAAGACCAAGAAGAATATCACGGTGGTCCGGCTACTAGAATTATAGAAACTGCTAGGGAAATGAAAACATTAGCTACTGAAAAACTAGCTACTGGTATGAATATTTCAAAAGGAGTAGACCCTTCTGCTTTAAATAATATACAACAATCTACTGCCGATGATGATGTTGGAAAACGAATTGTAGCATATGCAAAACAAGCCGCATCTATTCCTGTAATGGAATCACCACCTAAATCTAACTATGGTGGATATGTTACTACTTATTTAAATGGAACGGGTATCAATGGTCCGGCGTTTTGGTGTGCAGCAGCGGTTAGTTATTGGTTTAAACAAGCTGGTGCAAAATCACCAAACTCAGCAGGATGTGCTGCTTGGAAAGCATGGGCAATTAAAAATGGATTATGGTCATCAACTCCCGTAATCGGAGCTGCTATTATTTATGCAAATGGAGTAGGCCATCCACATCATATTGGTATAGTAGCAGACCCTAAACCAAATGCACAAGGTAGAATTACATCAATAGAAGGAAACACTACGGGTGGTGGGTTTAATAGAGATGGGGTGGGTGTATTTCCAAAGAATCCTAGATTAGCATCAATTAATGGATTTATTATCCCAAAAAAGAAATAACAAATAATTATATATAGTAAAAAACAATTTTTATGGACCAAACACAATTAATTAAAGCTTTAGTAAAAGTTCTTAGAGAGGATATCAAAAAAACTCTTAAAGAAGAAATACGAAAGGCTGTTCACGAAGTGTTAAACGAAACAGTTGAAACACCTAAGAAGCAAGTGAACGAAGGTTACGAATTTCAATCAAACGATGATGGTACATTTGGTACAATCCAATATGGACAAAGACCACAGGTAGCAAGACCAATGATATCACCGGCTGATTTGGGATATGGTGATAGTTTTAGAGAGTACTCACAGCCAGAAGCAGTTGTTGGTGGAACTCAATCCGAATATGGTTCTTATATGCAAGGACAAGAAGAAGGTGGTATTCCGTTAGAACATAAGATGGCAATGGCTGCTAGGAAAAATCCAGAAGCAGCACAATCAGTTATGAAAGCATTAAATAGAGATTATTCTCAATTAGTAAAAAAATTCAATAAGGGGTAACCTAAGTGGCAATAGTATTAGAAAAGAAATTTGTAATTGATGAACAAGATAAAAGTGTAGGTATTACATTACCACTAACCAAAGGTAACAATGGTTATTTCGATGTGTCTTATACAACTAAAGAACAAATTAAAACTAATATTAAATCATTAATTTTAACTAACAAAGGTGAACGATTAATGGAGCCTGAATTCGGAGCTGATTTAAGAAAAGTTTTATTTGAACCAATAACATCTGATTTAGATACTATATTAGAAACAAGAATTACTGATGCAATTAATAGATGGATGCCATATGTTAATGTTGAAAGTATTGTGTATGATATATCCGATTCAGTAAAAGATATGAATAGAATAGATTTAGAATTAAAATATAGTTTGAAATATTCAAATTCAACAACATTAGAACAATTAAACATAGTAATATAATATGGCTCTTAATCCAATAGATAAAAGCTGGTCAACGAATAAAAAGGATATAAAATATACCAATAGAGATTTTAGTTCCTTAAGACAAGCATTAATAGAATTTACTAAAACATATTTTAGTAGTACATATAATGATTTTAGTGAAGCCTCACCTGGTATGATGTTTATCGAACAAGCATCATATGTAGGGGATGTACTTTCATATTATACTGATGCTCAATTAAAGGAATCATTTATTAATTTAGCTGGTAATAAAAATAACATTTATCAATTGGCACAAAACTTAGGATATAAGCCTAAGATTTCTTCTCCTGCTACAACTACTTTGACTTTATATCAAACAATGCCGGCATTAAATGGTGAGCCAGACGATAGATACTATTTAAAAATAAATGAAGGAATGACGGTTAGTTCTAAATCGTTTCCAAATATTCAATTTATAACAACAGATATCGTTGATTTTGCTGACCCTTATAATAGAGAAATCACCGTATTTCAAACCGAAAGTATAACAGGTAATGTATTATTATATTTAGTAACTAAAACTATAACCGCTATAAGTGCAGCGAGATATACACAAACATTTGATTTAGGAGAATTTAAACCAAATCCAACGGTTAAGGTTAATAGTACAAATTTTATTAAAATAGAAAAAGTTACGGATGCAAATCAAAACATCTATTATGAAGTTCCGTATTTAGCACAAGAATTGGTTTATATAAAATCACCAAATTCAGAATATACTGAACCAAAGCTTTCTCATAGTCCAGAATCACCTAAATATCTTTTAAAATTACAAAAAACAGATAGAAGATTTACAACTAGATTAATAGATGAACAAAATATTGAATTAAGATTTGGTAGTGGAAATGCATCTACACCGGATGAGTTATTAATTCCAAATACAAAAAATGTAGGATTGGGATTAAACAATTCAATTAATAGAATGGGTGAATCATTTGATCCTTCTAATTTTTTAAAAACAAACACATATGGTATTGCACCAGCAAATACAACATTGACAGTTACTTATTTAGCGGGTGGTGGTTTATTATCAAATGTTCCAAGTGGTGAATTAACGCAAGCAAATTATGTATCATTTATTGAAGATATATTATCGATACCTGATATAGATTTACCTACATATCAACAATGTAAAAGTTCATTGGGTGTTGAAAATTTACAATCAGCAAGTGGTGGTAGAGGTAATGAAACATTAGAAGAAATTAGAGAAAATGCAATTGCAAACTTTGGTGCACAAAATAGAGCAGTAACTAAAAAGGATTATGAAGTTAGAGCATTGGCAATGGACCCAATTTTTGGTAGTATTGCTAAAGCATATGTAGAACAAGATGGTAACATAGATACAGGAGCGGCCCAACAATTATTAAGAAATCCATCGGTTAAAAAAGATTTCATTGGTTTAGTTAAAAATTTACAAAAATCATCTGATACTGAAATTATAGATGCCTTAGATGTATTTTTAAAAACAAAACAAACCTTTGCAGTAGAAAGTAATCCATTTGCAATTAATTTGTATTTATTGGGATATGATACATATGGTAATTTAGCTAATTTAAATCCTACTATTAAACAAAATTTAAAAACGTATTTAGAAGAATTTAGATTAATGACAGATGCTATTAATATTATAGATGGATATGTTATTAATATTGGGGTTAATTTTGATATAACCGTATTTTCAAATTATAATAAAAGAGAAGTAGTTTTAAATTGTACACAAGCAATTTCTAATTACTTTGATATCACAAAATGGAAAATGGCACAACCAATTAATATAAGTGAATTAGAATTAGAAATAGCAAATGTAGCGGGAGTTTCTTCCGTTCCTAAAGTTGAAATTATGAACTTAGTAGATGCAAGTGGAACTATGTATTCTCAATATTCATATAACATTGTAGAAGCAACTAGAAACAAAATTGTTTATCCATCGTTAGACCCTTCTATATTTGAATTAAAGTATCCGGGTAAAGATATTAAAGGGAGAGCATTATAATGATATTATTTTATACAGCATCACAAGATGCAACTATATACTTACAACAACCTTACCAAAATACCGGTATAGATGAAATGTTGGAATTATCAAAAGTATATTATGGTGATACACCTGATATGAGTAGAGTGTTAATTCAGTTTAATAATATTGAATTACCAATTGTTCCATTTAGTGCATCATTACAATTAAAAATAACTAAAGCAGATGAAATAGCTGCTAGATTTAATATTGAAGCATATCCAATTTCACAAAGTTGGGAGAATGGTACTGGTACTCGTTTTGATAACATTACTACTAATGGAGTTACTTGGTATTATAAAAATGGTGATAATACAACTACTATTTGGAATAATACATATGTAGTAGGACAAGGAGCTAGTTTTAACCCCTTTACAACGGGTTCTCAGACTGGGCTTGGTGGTACATGGTTTACATCATCGGTATCAACACAATCGTTCCAGTACACAATAGAAGATATTAATTTAGATGTTACTGATTTTGTAAAAGAATGGAATAGTGGTAGCATAGAAAATAATGGTATTATAATTAAGTTCTCTACTGATAAAGAAAACGATTCGGTTGATTATGGTAGTATTAAAATGTTTTCAAAAGAAACTAATACAATATATCAACCTAAATTAGTTATTACTTATTTAGAAGATGATTCGGTTAGTGGCAGTTTGACTACTATTACTGATTTTATTAATAGCAGTAGTTATGATGTTTCATATAGATGTTATTCACCGAATTTAAAAACTTCATATCACGAAGGTC